GGAATATAGCCACCTACAAAACCGCCGACGTCTTTCTTTTGACCTTGATCAGCCTTAGACATCTTAGCGTATTCAGCAGCCGTTTCATTCG